TAAGAAAAGGGCATCGGCAGATGTGCTGTTGTCCAAAATTGACAGTCCATAGTTTCTTGATAGTCTTGATTCTCAGGGTATTGTAAAGGACAAGTTATTTTTTCATCATACTTCCATAAATTAAACCAAGGATGCCACCAATAATCTTCTTGATGAGCAGAAATAATTCTTCCTAAAGCATTTCCCCCTGACCAACTAGGCCAACAAACGAAAGTAGCTTTTTCCATCAACTTTATTTTTAATTCATCTATATTCATTTCTCATCAAACTTAAAAAAAAAGAGTAGTCCGAAGACTACCCTAATAGTACTACAATATTATGTAAGTGTCCAGAACTATTTAATTTTAAATCCTACAGAATGTAACAAATTCTACTGTGTGTCTCCTTTATAGTACCTACTCTTCTTTAAGTTTATTTGCAGGGTTTAATGTGGGATCTAACCTATATGCCTGTTGAGTCAATTTTTCTGCTTGTTCTAAAAGTTCACAGGCAAGAACATGATCGTCTTTATCACTTATTTCAACGCCATTCTCCTGCGCTTCTATTTTAGCCAAAGTCTTGCTTAACTGAGCATGTTGTTTAATATCATCTTCACTCGCAATACCCTGTTCCATACGTTCTTCAATGCGTTTATGTTTTGCTAAAAATACTGAATAAAATGCGGTGATGTATCTAGTTTTTACTTTATCTGTGCTCATTACCCTTCCTTAAAATAAAAATAGGGAGGAAAATACCTCCCTATTTATTGTAATTATATTTTTATAGTGCGTCAGCTATTGATTGTAGTTTTGCACGTTCTGCTACTGGTAAAGGAATAAGTCCCTTTTCAACTGCTGAACCGTCATCACCAATAAGTTGATCGCTAACAAATAGCTGAACATATTCTTTGATGCCTGGGATAACACCAACGTGTTCTTTCTTGACATAAAAGAATAGAGAACGGCTAACCTTGTACTTGCCATCTGCAATGTTTTCAAAGGTTGGTTGTGCACCCTCAATGGTTGCCCCCTGAATTTTATCAGCATTAGCATCTAGAAAGCTGAAGCCAAATACACCAAATGCGTTTGGGTTGCTTGTTAGCTTTTGTACAATAAGATTGTCATTCTCACCTGCTTCAATAAAAGCGCCATCTTCACGGATACTATGAGCCACTGCCTTGAACTTCTTCTTGTCTGACTTACGTAGTTCCTTTAGTTCTTTAAATGCCTTTGCTCCGCCTTCCATTGCAATTTCAACAAAAGCGTCACGTGTGCCTGAAGTTGGTGGGGGACCTAGAACTTCAATACGCTGATTGGGGAGATCTGCACGTACATCCTTCCAGGTCTTGTTTGGATTTGGGATTAAACCGCCCTTACCATCTGGAATAACCTTTGCAAGTGCTAGGAATACATCCTTTAGTGTAAGTGATAGTTTTGCTCCCTCTTTTGAGTTTGCAATTACAATGCCGTCAAATCCAATTTTAATTTCAATTGGTGTAACGCCGTTTGCTTTACATTTCTCAACTTCACCTTTTTTAATTGCACGACTTGCGTTTGTCAAGTCTGGATGCTGTGTGCCAACACCAGCACAGAACAGCTTCATGCCGCCTCCTGTACCTGTTGATTCAATAATAGGTGCTTTAAATTGGCTCTTTTTGCCAAATGATTCAGCAGCTACAGTCGCAAATGGAAAAACCGTTGATGAGCCAACGGTTCTGATTTGATCTCTTGCGAATGCTTGTTGACTTGAACAAACTGCTACTAGAGCCATTGATGCGGATGCTATAATTAGTTTTTTCATTGTTATTTCTCTCTATTCGAATAAATTATTATACCACGTGGTATAATACGTATTATACTGCATTTATGTTACAGTTTCGTTACAAAACATCCTCGTCAAGAGCAATGGTAAAAATTTAGTTTTACCAGGTTGACGAAACGCAAATAGTATGCTATTATTGCTTTGTAATTTAGTGAAAACCTTCACACCGTAGGTGAAGAGCTGTTGAACATGGCGAACACGCTGTGAGTTAACGTTGTCTCGGAGAGACACAGCTGGATGCGCGTAGCGCATTAACGTCTGCGACGTCACAGTTGCGTCTAGCGAAAACTCTTTTTCTGCCACTTTTTTCTCCGATACCAATCTTTTCTATCTAATCGCATATCTTCCCTAGTTTCGTGTGCTCTTGTCAATACTCCACTTTTTAAATTTGTAGTACTAGATTTCCATTCTTGTCTCTTGAATGGGATAACTTGAATCATGGGAGTTCCCTTTTTTAAGTCTATTTGACTACCAATCTCTAGTCCTGGAAATATGCAAGGAAGGTTCACAGTATTAAAATATTGATCTGTATCAACAACTCCTGATAAGGGTACAAAAGGAATATCGTGTCTGTTAAGAGGCGGGGTAAATATACAAGAAGTGTTAGGAGATGTTTCTATAATCCAAGGGTTGTAAAATTTTATTACTTTAAAATCAGCAAACGGTGACCCAGGATATTGAGAAGCATCATGATTTTCTATTAAAGTATACTTAGAAAGTCTTTGCTTTTCTTCTTCATCTTTCCACAACAACCTATTACCTGTTTCTGTGACTACAATAGTTATATCAAACGGTAGAGGGATAATATACCCTGCAGTCATCGCGTCCAAAAATGGTACACATTTCTTAACAGTTTGATAATCTTCTACTTCTGTTTGTGGAGATAAGTGCTTCATCCAGTCAGGAATAGCCTTTGAAGCAGGAAAAGGGTTTGGAATATCCAAACCCTCCCACTCTCTAACTAAATGAAATTTTATATTACTCATTTTCCATCATTTACGCTAATAATTTTTGAAACATCACCTTCAAAAGTATATGAGCCGACGTGGTTTAATTTAGTCTTAGGATCAAGCCAAATCTCTCCGCCCATCCTTTGCCATAGACGACAGAATCTATAGTCTTCTGATAGGTAGCGTCGATCTTCTTCATCAATATGTGTATCAAAAAATGCATAACAGTATTTTGCCATCTTAGGGTCAATATTACTATCATTTTTATAGTGTAGTTCTGGATGTGCAATCATCATTTTTTCAATAACTGACCTTTTAATACAGAAGAAACCTGTGCTGGCATCTAGCACTTCAACTAATCCGTTTTCATAACGAATTTTTTTATTAATTGGGTCAACAAACTTAAAGTTTAATGCATACTGAATCGGTAGAGCTTTTTTAGGATAAGCGCCTACTACTACGTCCTTATCTGCAGAGATTGCTCTCATAATAGATTCGGCGTCAAATTCGATATCAGCATCAATAAAAAATAGATGGGTTGCATCACTATCAAGAAACATTGCTGTGCAAATATTTCTTGCGCGAGTTACAAGACTTTCATTTCTTAGAGTAGTAACTCTGTAGTTCATAGGAAGTCTGTTAAGTTCCTGAATTGTCTTAAACATACTTAGAAAATACTGATCTGTAATCAGACCTCCATAACAAGGAGTAGCAAAGAAAACATTTTGTTTCTTTAGAAACTCCTTATCAATTGGGGCAGATTCCATGCTTCTGTTTTCTAAGACTTCCTCTTCGGAAACTGTGGAATTCTCATCCACATTAATCTCAGAAAGTTTTACCATTAATCAAGGTCCTCTGCTGTTTCAGCAATCATCTCATCCCCAGCGTCTCCAGCAAAATATGCTGTGTTCTGTAGAAGCCATTGCTTTTGTTCATCATAAGATTGACGCTTGTAGATCCGATTTAGATCAAATAACTCCATCTCTTGTTCAGCTGCACTTAGCGCAACACTGTTACGAGCAGGAATACAGGTATACTTTACGTTTTGTGGAAGAGGACCTGTCTTCTCTTTCTTAATTGTAATATCATACCCTGTTTCTGAGTCAGCAGGGTTTCCATACTCTGGATTTGATGCGTAATCAACAATCTGACGATAAATGGTTGAACGCAGATCGAATAGCTTAATTGAGTTGTCTCCTCGATCTAAAACATTACAGACATAAGCAAATTGTGGCTTTTCTGCAAAAATAGCCTCATCCAACTCCTTAAAAGGGTCTGGCTGAGAATCGTCAAAGGTTTCTGTATTTCGGTTGAAACGAAGACACTCAACTGGCATCTTCTTACCTTCATTTGTTACTACCCAATAAACATATCGTGGTAGTACATCTCCAACAAGTCTAACCTTCGTATCACCAATATTTAGTGATAGACGTTGTACTTCTCGGCGTTGTGTATTGGAGCCTGTTGCTCCTTTTGCTTTATCCCATGATACCATACTTTTTTTCTCCTCTGTTTCGTATTAATTCTGGAACGAAAACTATGTTTTCTTCGATGGTTTTTATAAATGGATTATTTGCAGACCAATCTAACTGCTCATCATTTAAATAATTTAAAGGAATTCTAGCGGACTTATCATTAATTGGTCGCATAGATAGTAAGTATAAGTATTCTAACTTTTTTCTAACAGGACAAATCGCTGTAAGAAAATTTCCGTTAGTAAAATAACTTTGAGGTTCTTTACACTTATAGTTTACAATAAGTTCCTTATAATTTTTAGAAACTAAGACATAATCATTTTTTAATATGACTCTTGGAATTACATCTATATGTAACTTTGTCATTAGTTTATTTGCATTTTTACTCAATAATGTATTATACCCTTTATATAGAGCATAGGTCAAGATTAATATGCCTGCGGGTTCTTCTTTAGCGTCTTTTTTTAACTCGTACCAATTAAAATATGTTTTACGTTTCATACTTCTGTCTCTGATACCAATCAAATCTACTCTTTTGTTGCTTACCCACAATAGGACCTTTAAGCCAAAAATCTACTACTAAAGGTCTTTGTTTTTCTGGATGTTCTCTAATAATTCTACCTATTCTTTGTTCTAACTTAATAGGATTATTACTAGGACAAGTTAGAAATAGAGTATCTAATCTGTGACAACTAATACCTTCATCAAATAGCTTTGTACTTAAAACACAATCATATTTTATTCCTACATTTTCAAGTGCTTCTTTTCTTTCTTCTTCTTTTGTAGAGCCTATCATCAAAACACTTCTAGGAATCATTTTATTTAATTCTTTTAGCATATCTAATCTATCTGCTAGAATAAGAGGACAACGTCCATTTGCAATTTTTGTAATCGCTGTTTCTGCCAAAAGCTTTAAATAATTCTTATTTTTAGATAACTTATTTATTTGCCTACTCCAGTCACGCTTTGGATCAAGAACCATAAAATTAATGTCTGTTGGTATAATTTCTACTTTTGGTATTTCTAAAACTCTTGGGTCCACCGCAAAAGATTTAAAATCTGTAAAATAATCATCTAGATAAACGTGTTTTCCGTCTTTTCTTCTTGGAGTTGCTGTAATAGCAATTTTTGCTCTACAATTAACAGAGTTTACTGCTTGAGAAAACATATCTGCAGGGCATAAGTGTGCTTCATCTACCACTAATAGGCTAAACCTATCATGTAAATCTTCCATATTATTTAGTACACTTTTATAGATACCAACAGTAATATCTTCTACAGCATATAGTCCATCTCCAATTCTACCTATGCCTACATCAGGGATTTGAGATTCTAATTCATCGATCCACTGTCTAAATAATAACTTAGTATGAACTAGTATTAAAGTTTTTTTGTTAGAACGAGCGATCAAATTACACGCAACATATGTTTTACCCCACCCACAAGGAGCCTGGAATAGCCCACTTCTCACTCTATCTCCAATAGAGAAAAAATCATCAACCATAACCTGTTGCTCAGGTCTAAGCTTACCTTGAAAACTGAATTTAGTATCAGAGTCTTCAAAGTTTCTTAAATCTTCATATTCTGTTAGGGATAATTTTTTGTAAGAGTTACTAGGGACAGCATAGATGTCTTTTTCTTCATCATATTCATAAGTAAATAATATCTCATCACCTATATTATACGTATACGCTTGTAAAAAAGAATCAACATCTTCTATATCATCTGCGTTCATGTATATTTTATCTGTTATTGTGGCGTGTTTTATTACTATTCTATTCATAAATATGCGGCAACCCTATTGTGTTTTGAAAAAGAAAATTCTAAGGGATACCATTGATTGTCCACGTATACCAATGTTAGATAATATACATCATTAATGTTAATCTTAGAAG